TGGGGACCGATGAGGGCACTAACTCTCTGTATCTACGGCAGTTAGGCCACGCTTCCGTTTCCGCCTCACCCTAACGAGTCGTGGCAGAGCGCGAAGAGCCGATTTCCACTGCCGAACTGGCGCGCATCTTTGGCGTCGATGAACGCACGATCCGGAACTGGGTCGCGCTCGGGTGTCCGCAGCGCATGCGGTCGAAGCGGCCCGCGTATCTCCTCTCCGAGGTGGTGCCCTGGCGCCGCCAGCGCGACAAGGTGGAGTCCGCGACCGAGAAGCCGGACCTCGCCGCTGAGCAGGCGCGGAAGCTGCGCGCGGATGCGGACCTCGCGGAGCTGAAGGTGCAGGAACGGCGCGCGGAGCTCGTCCCGGCGGCCAACGTCGAGCGCCAGATGGAGCGCCTCTGCGCGACGCTGCGGTCCCGCGTCCTCGGGGTGCGCGGCCGGTGGGCCCCACGCATCCTCGGCCTCGGCACGATGCCTGACGCGACGCGCGTCCTGGACGAACTCGCCAACGATGTCCTCGAGGCGCTGCGCTCGGCGGCCGACGAGCTGGAGGTCGAGGAGTCCGGCGAGGACGATCCGCCGCCCGCGGACGAGGCCGCGGCGTGACGCAGCTCCAGTCGCTCGCCTCGGAGGTCGTGCGCCGGGTCTTCGTGCCGCGCACGAAGCTCACGGGCAGTGCGTGGGCCGACGCGCACGGGTGGATCGCCCGGAGCTCCGGCGCCGGCGAGCACGGCCCCTACTCGATCGCGCGCACGCCGTACATGGCGGAGATCCTCGACGTGATGACCGACGAGGTCACGCGCGACGTGGTCTTCAACAAGCCGGCGCAGGTGGGCTTCACCGAGACGCTGAACCAGTTCATCGGGTACTGCATCAAGGAAGACCCCTCCGGCATCCTCGTGATCCAGCCCGACATCGGGATGGCGAAGGCGTGGATGAAGGAGCGCATCGACCCCATGCTCGCGGAGTCGCCGGCGCTGCGCGGCGTGATCCGTTCGGAGGGCGGGCGCCGCACGTCGGACGACACGATGCAGCGGAAGGTCTACCTCGGCGGGGCACTCGTCGCCGTGGGCGCGAACTCCGCGGCCGGCCTTCGCTCGCGGCCGATGCGGCGCATCCTCGGAGACGAACGATCGGGGTGGACGCTGGACGCCCGACAGCAAGGCGACCCGTGGGACCTCGCCACCGAGCGCACCGCGACGTTCTGGAACGCGAAGCGCATCCAGGGCAGCACCCCGGGCGACGAGGAGACGTGTCCCATCACGCGCGCGCTGCAGCGCTCGGACTGGCGCGAGTATCACGTGCCGTGTCCGGGCTGCGGCGTGCGGGAGCCGTTCACGTGGAAGGCGAGCGACGGCACGTATCGTCTCGTGTGCGAGAAGGACCCGGCCGATCACTGGATCCCGCAGACCGCGCGCTACCTCTGCACGAGCTGCGGTCTGCTGATTCCGGAGACCGAGAAGGCGTGGATGACACGGCAGGGGACGTGGATCCCGCGCTTCCCTGGGCGTGAGGTCGCGGGCTTCGACCTCAACGGGCTCATCTCACCGTGGCGCACGTGGGCGGACGTGATCACGCTCTGGGGGCAGGCGCAAGGGAACCCGGAGAAGGGGAAGGTCTTCGACACGCACGTGCTGGCGAAGCCCTCGCGCGCGCTGTCCGAGCGCGTCGACGTGCACACCCTCACGCAGCGGATGGAACCGTGCGATCCGCTGCCGCCGAAGATCGGGGCCGCGCTCGCCTCGATCGACGTGCAGAAGGACCGCCTCGAGTCGTTGGTGATCGGCGTCGGGGAGGGGGAGGAGACGTGGGTGCTGGACTGGCAGCAGCACGACGGCTCGCCGGAGCACCCGGCGACGTGGGCCGCCGCGTGGGAAGCGATCAACGCCCCGCGCCCGGTGCGACTGCACGGACTCGCCATCGACACGGGCTTCCTCGCGGATACGGTCTGGCAGTACGTCGAGCGATGGAATGGGCGCGGGTTCCCCGTGATCGGAGTCAAGGGCATCGGGGGACGCGGGCGCCCATGGATCGCGCCCCCGGGCGCGACGCGTCTCAAGCGGCAGCGCCGCCCGTGGATGGTCGGCGTCGACACGGCGAAGGACGCCCTCGCGCTGCGGTGGCGCATCGCGATCCCTCCGGGTGGGGCGGGCGCCCTGCACATCGCCGACACCCTCCCGGAGGCCTTCTGCGACCAGGTCACCTCCGAAGAGCTCAAGCTCGTGCTCATCAACGGCCGCATGCAGTGGGTGTGGCGCGTGATCTCCCGCGACCGACGCAACGAAGGCCTCGATCTGCTCGTGTACGCGCTCGGCATGATGTACGCCCGGGGCCCTGCCTTCATTCGCGGACTCGGTGAGATGGCGCGGGCGCGTGAGGCCGCGGTGGTCGCGGCGACGCCCGCGATCCCGGGCGGTGCGCCAGCGCCGAGCGGCTACGGCATGGTCTCCAAGGGGGTGGACTGGTGAGCGAGCTGCCGATCATCCGCCAGGCGCAGCGCGATCTCGAACTCGGGCGCCTCGCGCTCGCGGTCTTCGATGTGCTGCGCGACCGGCTCGACCTGGTCGAGTTCCGCGCGGTGAAGCTGGAGGACCTGCAGGGCACGGTCGATCGCTCGCGGCCGCAGGTCGTGGGCGCGCTGCGGGAGCTCGTGACGCACGGGTACCTCGAGAAGGGGATCCGGGCGTGGGCGCGCGGTCCCTGGACGTACCGCCTCTGCTACTCGAAGGGCCGCACCGCCCCGCCGGCTCCGCTGCCGGCCGCGCCGCGTCCGGAGCCGGAGAAGCCACGGGGCTACGGGATGGTCTCGCGCGGGGTGGACTGGTGAGCCCAGCCTAACGCTCGTCAGGCAGGGGTAGGAAAACCCTACCTATCCGTCGCGCACGCGCGCGCGGGAGCGCAGAAATTCGTCAGTGACCCCCACCCCGGTCATGTGACGACGCAAGAGCAGCTCGACGAGCTCCAGACCGCGAAGACGAAGATCCTGACGCAGGGGCAGGCGTACACCGCCGACGGCCTGCAGATGACGCGCGCGAACCTCGCGGACATCACCGCGGAGATCGCGCGCCTCGAGCGCAAGCTCGCGATCGAGACGCGGGGCGGCTTCGCGCAGGGTGGGCTCGGGTACGGAGTGCCCACGTCGTGAGCGCCCTCGTGCGCGCCTCGCTGCTGGATCGCCTGGTCGCGGCCGTGTCGCCGCAGGCCGGGATCGAGCGCCTGAAGGCGCGCGCGCTGTACACCTACCTCTCGGGCGGCTACACCGGGGCCCGCACGGATCGCCGCGCGACCAAGGACTGGAACCCGGCCGCCCAGGGCGCGGACGCCGACACGATCGGCGACCTCCCCACGCTGCGCGCCCGGAGTGCGGACCTGATCCGCAACAACGGCATTGCCGCCGGCGCGGTGAAGACGGTCTGCACGAAGACGATCGGCACGGGCCTCGAGCCCTACCCCAAGGTGGACGCCTACACGCTCGGCCTCGCGCCGGACGAGGCGGCCGACTGGAACCGCCGGATGAAGCGGATCTTCCGCGCGGTGTCGCGGTCGACGGCGCTCGACGTGCGCGGGAAGCACACCTTCTTCGAGCTGCAGCACCAGGCGCTGCACTCGGTGCTCGAGCGTGGGGACATTCTGTGCGTCCGGCGCGCGAATCCGAAGCGGGACGCGCTGATCACGACGTGCGTGCAGCTGGTCGAGGCGGATCGCGTCGCCAACCCGATGGGGCTGCCGGACCGCCCGGGGTTGGTCGCGGGCGTGGAGACGGACAGCAACGGCGTCGTGCAGCGCTACCACGTGGCGAACCGCCATCCGGGCGAGTACTTCGCGGCCGAGGCGCCGCGCTGGACGAAGGTGCCGGCGTTCGGCGAGTACTCCTGGCTGCGTCAGGCGTGGGATCTCGGCTGGAAGGTGCGCCCGGACCAGACGCGCGGCGTGCCGCTGCTCGCGATGGCGATCGAGCCGATCAAGCAGATCGACCGCTACGGCGACGCGGAGCTCATGGCCGCAGTGATCTCGGCGATGTTCACGGTGTTCGTCAAGTCGGAGGTCGACCCGCTGGGCGGTGTCAGCACGGGGACCGACGGCACGACGGGCAAGCCGAACGCGCCGCAGTACACGCTGGGCCCGGGCGCCATCGGGCGCCTGCTCCCCGGCGAGGACATCGTCATTGCCGACATGAAGCGGCCGAACGCGCAGTTCGCGCCGTTCGTGCAGGCGTGGGCGGAGCAGATCGGCGTCGGGATCGAGATCCCCGTGGAGATCCTGCTCAAGCGCTTCCAGGCGTCGTACAGCGCGGCCAAGGGCGCGCAGCTGGAAGCGTGGGAGCCGCTGTGGGTACGGCGCGAGTGGATGGCGGCGGACTTCTGCCACCCGATCTACGAGGCGGTCGTCGCCGAGGCGGTCGCGCGCGAGTGGATCGAGGCCCCGGGCTTCTTCGACGACCCGTGGGTGCGGCAGGCGTACTGTCAGGCCAAGTGGGTCGGGCCCGCGCCGGGCCATCTCGACCCGCGCGCCGAGGTGCAGGCCGCGGCCGATCGTGTGCGTGAGGGCTTCTCGACGCTCGAGGAGGAGACGTTCGCGCTCACCGGCGGCGACTGGGAGGAGAACCACGAGCAGCAGGTGCGCGAGCGGCAGGCGCGCCGGCGCGACGGGCTCGACGTGGCCGTGGTGCCGGCGAGCGAGCAGCCGCAGCTCCTCTCGCCGCAGCAGCGCGACGAACAGGACCAGGCGGAGGTGCAGGGCCTCGTGCGTGAGAGCCTCGGGCTGCTCTCGCAGGCGCGGGACGCCTCGCGTGACGTGCAGCGCACGGCCGCCGCGGTGGAGCGGGCGGCCGATCGCGTGGCGAAGACGCCCGCGCCGGCCATCACGGTGGCGCCGCCCGCTGTGCATCTGGCGGTGACCGTGCCG